ACAAAAGTAAGCACAGATCTTAAAACGATTCTATCAATCGTAGCTGCTGTAGCTATTGGTGTGTTCGCATACACAGAACTGACAGCCAGGTTAGTATCATTAGAGACATCAAGAGAACTATTCCAGGCAGATTTACTTAAAAAATCAGAGCAGAAACCTACAGACCAGGAACAATTTATGTTGTTGGAATCAGTGTTTGAAGATGTGGAAAAATTAATTAAAAATCAAGAACAGAATATGACTAACAAAGTTAATATAGAATTTTTAAAACAACAATTAGAAAAAACTTTAGCTGATGTAGAAGAATTAAAAGATAAAGTTAGAAGAAACGGAAACGGTCATTAATGATAGAACATATTGTAGCTCTTTTAATGTTTGTAGGACCTGATATCAAGGAACACAGAATACAACCCTCTATGTCTGTGTGTTTGAAAGGGAAGCGAGAAGCAACCAGAGATGATAAGCCAAATATACAATATAAATGTATTAAATCTAAGGCAGAACTTGAGACAAATATAGATGGATCTTACTCTATTAAAGCTTTAATATTAGAATAATGGAAATCATTTGTTATGTATTTATTGTGTTATGGGTAATGGGGATATCTGAATAATGGAACCTTTTTTTCCTATAAATACAGTTGTTGCAGGTATTGCAGTATGTATAATAATATACTACAGTCTTAAACTATAAATCATGAAATTAACGGCGAACATAACTTTAGACGAGCTTTGTAAATCACAGGTTAGTGAGAGAAAAGGTATTAATAATAACCCTAATCCACAGCAAATAGAAAATATAAAAGCACTAGCGGTAAATGTACTTCAACCGATACGTTCTCATTTTGACAAACCACTTATTATATCCAGTGGATTTCGTTGTGCTGAATTATGTATTGCAATCGGTAGCAGTGTAAACAGTCAACATGTTGCAGACGATGGTGCAGCTGCAGCAGACTTTGAAATACCAGGCGTAGATAATTTAGATTTAGCAATTTGGATTAAAAATAATTTAGATATAGACCAGGGAATTTTAGAATTTTACAAAGAAGGCGAACCAACATCAGGATGGATACATTGTAGTTATTCATCAGAAAATAACAGAAACCAATGGCTTAAAGCTAGAAGAGAAGATGGGGCTGTTAAATATTTACCATGGACGGGATGAAAACAATAAAAATTGGATATATAGATACGGTACACGGTGAATGCCCACACTGTCATGAAGATACTTTATTAGTGGCTATTGTTACAGATTTTTACAAATGTACTATGTGTGGTGAAGAGACTAGACAATATGTAAATGGATCTATTAAGTATTTAAAACTTGATGATAGAGACAAAGAATTTATTGAAAAATCAAAAGAATTAGACGAAAAAGATGGCTAAGAAAAAAGCTTTATTTGGCGTTAATAACTATCATAAAAGAACACCTAAAAAACGTCCTGGTGTGCATACTAAAAGAATAAACAAAAGAAAACCCCATAGAAAAAAATACAAAGGCCAGGGAAGGTAGTTTAGAATTATTCTAAAATATGAAACCCATAATGATCACTTTAATGTATTTAACTTTTGGTGGAGACATCAAGTTAGATAGCTTTGAAATACAACAAAGTTGTAGTAGCTGGTGGCATACTAATGTGGTACAATATGAGAAAAGAAAGAAAACATTTATGACTAATCATTACTATTATATGTACAACAAAAAAAGAGTAGTAGGTTATGTCTGTAATGGAAAGGAACCAACATGAAAAAAATAATGTTTAAGATAAATGAAGCCGCTAATAATTGGAATAAAACAAAAAATACTAAGTATAAAGAAGAATGGTATAAATTAGTTAAAGAATTCAGGCACCATGCATCTGGCGACACTCAAAATGAACAGCCACACGATCAGCTTCGACTCTTTTAGGACCAAGTTCTTGAATTACGGTAAGACTATTTAGATAACCTGCAGTTGCACAAGCATTATAATTATCATACATAGGATATATCTCCGATGGAGGCATACAGGTTTGATATATATTTGAACAAATTGTTATAACTAATAAAAATTTCACTTGACCTCTATTGTAATTATTGTATATTATCCTATATAATAGATAACAAAGAAAGGTTATATTAAAATGACAGATATTACTAGATATAAAAGTGTAGCGCTCTCACATGACAGCACTGCAAAACTAGATAAGATAAGAAAAGCTATTGTTGAAGACACCGTAGTGTCTAGAGCACAATGTCTTAATATACTAATAAATGAGAAAGTGAGAAAAATGAATGGCAAACTCGAGAACAAGACAAGGAAATAAATGGTTAGAAGCCATTACGGTTGAGCAAAATAAAATACCAGAACAAAAACTTTGGAATTCTGTTTTACTTGTTGCAGCATGTGATGCTTTAAGATTTAAATCTTTTGATATGTACATTAACAATGATTCGCAAATGGCTAAAAATTGGTTTATCAATGGTGGATTAGATTTTAAAAGAGTCTGTGAACTTGCTGGGTATAATCCAAAATATGTTCGTACTAAAATGTTAAAAAAAATTAAGGAGAAAGATGAAAAAGATAATTTGTCCGAGATGTATGGGAAACGGATACATCACGGTGAAAAAACAAGTCGGATCTGATGAAGATGTATGCACACAATGCACTATGTGCAAATCACAAGGTGAACTTGATGAGAATAGTTTTGATAATAATGTTATTAACTTTAACAAGTTGCAGTGAAATACTAATGATGTCTAGTTTAGGTGGCGCTGTAGTATCACAAAGTCCAGCAATAAAAGCTTATAATGGTGCTGATGCATTAACCATAGGCAGAACTAAAAAAAGTATAAAGCAACATGCTTATGAGCAACTAAAAGGAGAAGATGAAACAAAAAAGTCTAAGCCAAATGAATAAAGAAAAATCTTTAAAACAATCTAATAAAGATTCTAAGTATCAAGGAGGAGCTGCATACAGAGCCTTTTTAGAACTATTTCGTAAACATAAACAAGAGGAAAAAAGAAATGAAAAAAATAGCAATAATACTAACTGCCTTATTATTGACAAACTGTAGTTATAAAGTTCAGTTTGGTAAGGCATGTACACCAAATAATTCTGAGTGGAGTTATGTATGGTTAAAAGAAAAAGGTGAAGTGAATATATCTAAGGAAAACTGCAATGACTAATAAAGTATTTATACCGATGACAATGGATGAAGAATATCAAAATGCAGACGTCCCTCAACCTAGAGGTCCTAATGATTTAGAAGCTGTTATTGAAAGACTGGAGTTTAAAAATAAAGTCTTACATCAACACGTAGATAAATTAACGGAAGAACTTCTTGAGGTAAGAGTAGATAATAAAAAACTAACTAAACAAATCGAAGAACAAATCAAACAATTTAGAAATAAAGGAGCGCTGTGAGAAACGTTATAAAATTTATAGTGCGACTTAGAATGTGGTACGCAGATATCAGAGGCCATCACGGTAAACGTTGGGATTATGAACCTGGTGAATGGTACATGGGTAGACATAGAAAGAGAAAAAAATGAAGACTAATATGTTGAAAATAAATGCAATGAAGAGATTTGTTAAATTTATTTATACTAATGCTGTGCATTTAAATTTATGGAATGAATATAATCCAGCGGGTAAAATTTATGCAGGTTTGGAAAAAAGACAAGCTACAGCAGATAAACGTTTTAAATTTTGTTGTGAGAGATCACACAAAAGACCTTCGTGGAAAGACTGCTATCTACGATGGGCTCAAGAATTAAAAGCAGAAAAACTATTAAAATACATACAGAACCGAAAGGATAGAAAAAAATGAACGAAGAAGATGAAAAAATACAAGTATGGAAAGATGAAATAGCCATGCACGGTGGTACTATTTCTGATCAAGTTAAAGTTAAAGATCTAAAAAAATTAAATAAAGATCTTAAAGAGGAAAAATATAACGGAGGAACAGCATACACTGAGTTTTTAAAATTATTTAGTAAGGGAAAGAAATGAAAAATAAAAACGCATTAGTATTTAGAATAAAATGTATAGCTAAAAAATGTAGAGAGACAGGCAAATGGGATCTACTTTCTAGGTTATGTTATAAATATAGTTGGATTGATTTAACTGCAGGAGAAGCAGATTATGATTAAAATTCTAATAGAATCAGGTGAACCGTCAAGACCTGCACAAACTGTGACGCAAATAATAAAGGAGAAATAATGTACATAGTACACGACAAGATAAACAAAGAGTATGGGTTGTTAAAGAAAACACCTTTCATAGATGTTATGAAAACATCTTTCAAAAGCTATAATAAAGATCATCACAAACTAACTGCAGAACATGTGTTTTTTAATCCTAATTTTGTTCATGAAACTGATGAAGAGATTGAAAATTCGGTCAACGAAAACTTTAAAGGTGATAAAGATACAGCTAATATCGGAGTACCTGTAGTTTATTTTTATGATAAAGATAAAAAAGTGTATGATACTGCAATGTATACCAGTGAACCAGCCAAAAAACGTTATAAAATAATTAAAGAAATCAAAGGGTTAAATGATTTTTTTACCTATACTATGAAAAAAAATAAATGAAGACAATACCTGATTTAATAACTGATATTAAATATAAATATAAAAGATTTGTAGATGTACCATTAAGTTGGATGGAATCTATTGGTAGTAAGATGAATGTATATGCATGGAACAAACGTTGGCGGAACAGGGACCATGGAACAGGATATAAAAAATAAATTTGCTTATCTTGCAGGTTTGTTTGATGGTGAGGGAAATATCACTTACAAAAAATATTGGGCAAATAAACCCCATGGAAGATATAAGTGTTGGCGTATACAAATGGAAATAGTTATGACCGATAAACCTACGGTGGAGTGGTGTTGTGATACGTTCGGTGGTAATCTTAGAGAGAAACCAAGACGTGGACATAAGATGCAGTATCGATGGCGAAGAGGTTTTAGAGATGCGTATGAGATAGCAAAGGTTATAGCTCCTCATGCCTTAACGAAAAGGATTGAACTAACAAAAATTATTAACCATTATGAAAAAACAAATGATAAAGAAATTAGATAAGTATAGTTATAGTAGTTTTAGACAAATCAATGGTGAAGGACCACGAACCTATGATGTACACGGTATTAGATTACCTAGTGTCACGACTATTTTATCACGGACCAAGGATCAAACGTTCTTAAAAGAATGGAAAGCTAAGGTAGGTGAAGCTGAGGCGGAACGTATTAAAAATGTATCATCGAGTCGAGGAACTTCTATGCACAAATACTTAGAGAACTATGTATTGGGTAAAGGTTATGAGGATATGACTGATCTAGGACAGAAGGCTAAAAGTATGGCTCAGAAGGTCATAGATACCGGATTTTTAGCGATTGATGGTTATTATGGGTCGGAGGTAACCCTTTACTATCCGGGCCTTTACGCGGGCTCCACGGACCTTGTATGTAGTTTTAATGGAAAAGAGTCTATTGTAGACTTTAAGCAATCGAATCGTCCAAAACGGGTCGAATGGGTCCAGGATTACTTCTTGCAAGGTGCTATGTATGTGATGGCACATAACTATGTTTATAAATCTAAGGTAGAACAGTTTGTGATCATGATGTGCACGCCGGATTTATATTACCAACAGTTTGAGATTGGTGGATTTGAGTTGAAGAAGTATCAACATAAGGCCTTGGAGCGGATCAATGAGTATTATGAGTTGGTTAATGGAGCAGGGACCACGGTTCAGGTGACTGCAGAAGAATTTATTAAAGGTAAAATTAAGACGTAAATGTGGCAAGAATGTGGCAGGATTGTGACAGGAAATGCCGACACCCAAGGTGTCGGGAAGGGGTCGGCAAGGTGTCGGTAGTGTCGGTAAATGCTGTCCATTTTGGGTTTTTTAGCTGTTTTTCAACCTGTGGTACATGTGCATTTTTGACCGCGATATCGCGGCGACACCCTGCCGACACCCAAAGTGTCGGTAAATAAAGTGAGTAATACCAACGGTTTTAAGCTCATTTTAGGGGTATTTTGACCATGCCGACACCTTTTCATGGATTTTTTGTTTTAAGCGCACTATAATATAAATTCCTTTTTAGGTATCGGTAAACTCAAATGTGGCAAGATTATGGCAAAAAGAAGAAAAAAATCTAAATACAAACATGCCATCATCGGCAACAAAAAATATTATTTCTATAAAATAGTTTGGATCGATCCGTGCGGTGATTCCGGGCATGCAGATGCCAATGAAATGAAATCTTTAACTCCGGCTACCATGATTACACAAGCTTATGTGTTTGAGAAAGATAAAAAACATGTGTGGACATTTGCATCTTATGACAGTGATGCTGCCGTATTTTCTGATAGAAATGTGTTTCCAAAATGTATAATATCTAAAATGGAAAAGATAAAAATATGAATTGTTGGCATTGTCAAACAGAATTAATATGGGGTGGAGATCACGACATTGAAGATGAGGATGAGTTTTATAGTATGGTTACCAATTTAAGTTGTCCCAATTGTCAAGCGGCAGTCGATGTTTATCTACCTAAACAAGAGGAAGATTTATGAAAAGAGAAAAAGGCAAAAGATACGACGGTAGAACAAGACCACCAAGCGAAGCCTACAAAAACGGCTGGAACGAAATATTTCTTAATAAGGTTTTAAAACAAGAAGTTGATATTAATGGTACAGGCACACATAAGTATAGAATAAAACATGGGCCTAATAAAAATAAAGTTGTTTAATTTATTGTAGTTTTTTAGTTTCAGGAGTGACGTTTATAATTTCTGAGTAGTCTTCTTCAATCTTTTTAATGTTAGCTTCTAATTCTTCAATAGACATTTCTTCTAATTTACCTGTTTTAATTATCTTCCTATCAATGTATAATCCGGCCGCTTTACCTCTATTGGTTTCAGCATTTACAGCCGATGAGAATGAACCTTTTTTAAGTGCTTGTTCCTTGATCCTATCTAACTCAGCAACATGTTTTTCGTAAGTCACTTCATGCTTACTTAGTCTTTCTTGTTTTAATTTATCTATGTATTGAACAACAAGTGGTGATGTTCTTGGGTTCATTAGTTCTGATCCCTCACTTCTAGCTCTCTTTTCACTATAACCTGCTTTAATCGCCGCTTCTGTTTGAGACATATATCCATCAGGCCCACCGAATACGATGAGTTCTGCAAATCTTTTCTGCATTTCTGTTAGTCTTTTAGGTCTACCCATACTTGACAATTTAAGGGAACAATCCTATTATGTCAAGGAGTATAAAGAAATATG